ATTTTCGGTTCTCCTGGTTTTGGTTACTTGTCTGCCTTGAAGGTTACTTCCCAACTCATTAGCGTATCCTTACCGTAGCGAATCGCCTGCGACTTGAGCCTGTACCCTGCAACATACTCCGACTCTGAATGCAGGTTCTCATCTATCCACGCTTGCGCGGCGGCTATGTAGTTTTCCTTAGAGTCCAGCGCATCATCCCAGGAGTAGGTTAACCGTGTAGGCTTCCCCCCTGATAGAGCGGTGAAGGTTACAAACCCACTCGCTATAATTCTGGAACCCCTGTAGTTCGTTGGGCCGTGAAATCTTAACTGAATGGCTCGGTCATCGATGCTTACTGTGTTTTCTGTGCTTGCGTTCATCGTCGGTTCTCCAGGTTGGTGGTTGTGGTCTAGTATCCGAGCCAGTTCATAACTTCATTCGCGCTCGTGATCCCGCATGGGAGTCTGTCTCCTTCTTTTGGAAAGTCACTCCAGGTACATGAGAATGGGCCGTGTGCTTCTGCCCCTGCTGGTATATTGTAACCGTGATGGCGCAGTAGCCAGGCTACCTGTAGTCTGTTAAGACCGCCCATTGCCCTGATATGACACTCAAAACTAACCCAATAGGCTTCCTTCTCACTGTGGGTCATTCTGCTGATATTCTTTTTTGCTGATGTCGGGTGTAGTTGACTCATTTTTGGTTCTCCAGGTTCTACCGCCAAAATCGACGGCGGTGAGTTGTAGCATTGTTCGCCAGACAGTTTCAAGTCTCTTTATCAAAATAGTCAAAATAGTTTCGAGAGTTTCACCTGGTAGCCGTCTGATAGCCGTCTGGTAGTCACCTGATAGGGAATAGGAATCTTGAGAATTGCCAAGATTTAAAAACACCAAATCAAAAATTGAGACGGATTGACTGAATCCACGGCATTGAATCAGCCCCACCGATCGACTCAAGATCCAATCCCGAACCTTGCCAACCGATTGAAAGTCTCTCACCCGCTCCGATCCTGCCGCAATTTAGAGCCGATCTGTGGCACTCTTAAGTCCTAACCACACTCACAGATCAACCCCCCGCCCCCGTCAACTCACTCGTGTGGCTTTAGACGCACACGCTTCTAAGACCCCCAGGGGGTGTTTGAGACGCGCTCGACTAACGTTAACCCTGTCGGATTTTTATCCCAAAACTTCCTCCAACCTCTTCAATCATCCCCCGACCTTCCCCAACCTCTGGAAGCTCCACTTCAACCATCTCCTGTATGACTCCAAGAGGTATGCAGTTGACATTCCCGAAGTCCTCTTCAGTGTCATCCCATGACGAGACTACGATGATGTACTGGTCGTTCTGTTCATGCAGTAGACCTACGGTGGTGATGGTTGCAGGTTCCAGGGAAGTCAGGTCATCCTCAGTGAACCAGGCTTGATCCATCCCGATGATGTCCCACCATCTAACTACAACGACAGGAGGAACCATCTTCAGCTTCTCCTTAAGGGTTAGAGGGCTTAGAAAGTCTTCTAAAGTCTTCTAAGAGTGTTTCTTAATGTAGTAATAAGAGTATTTCTAAGAGGATGTAATAAAAACACTAGTATGAATGGTAGGAGAAGCTATAGAAATTATAGAATTAGCTATAATCTCCATAGATCCTTAGTTCCAAGAAGCCCCCCTTACCCCCCATAGACCTTGGAAGGATGCACAGTACCAGGTCTACAGAGGGGTAAGGGAAGCATCCAGAAACAAATCGAGTTTGACGGTAGCCGTCATCTCCATGAGTCCCCAGTGTCCAGTCAGCCCAGAAGTTATACTTCTCGACAGGTCGTACATAATAGAAATCCTGTGAGGAGCTGTAGCTTTCCCTGTGGCTTGTCTTCTATCCCATGAGGGTGATCGTACCTTTTAGATATTTAGGACGATCCTGAGGGCTGTGAGGGGCCTTCTCGGGAGTCAGTGTTCTCTGGGGTTATCTTTTCCACTAATGCAAGGATACTGTCGGTCATGTCAGACTCTTGTATGTCTCCGAGCAGCAGTTTAGCCCAGGAGGACATTAGATCCTCTACCAGATCATCTACTGAGTTGGTTTCATCCATAGGTTTCCTCTTCTGGGGTCTGTCCCCATAGCGTTATCCATGAAGGTTTCTAACTCACGGTCGAGCTTGTCGTGCTTCTGACTCATAATGGCTTCATCTACATCCCTGGACATCTGCTCAGTCCAGTAGTTGACAGCAATAGCTAAGACATCCAAGCGGTCATCGTGAGCTAAACAGCCCTTCTGTCTGGTGAGTCTCGACATCTGATAGAACAGTTGATACTTCAAGGCTTTCTCAGATGGAAGGTGGCCGTTGGAGTTGTAGTCTTTTTGGATTACCGACTCATCTACGACCAGCTTGTGACGACCGAGAACTGGTTCCAGACAATCCAGGATCCGTTTCTCTTTTTGAATGGAGTGACGGACTTCTTCAATGGTGACTTTGTGGGTCTTGTTCAAGACAGGTTGGAACAGTGCGGTGAACATGCCATCACCGAAGTTGGACTCGATGATGACTGCGTTGACCTTCTGTTCTTTGGCGATCTTTGCCAAGGTTTCCAAGGTTTCATCGGAGTAACCACCAGGCAGTCCTCCTGCTGCTGTCACAAAGAGTTGTGAGTTCAGCATCTTCACCACAGCGAAGGAAGTCTCATCAGCTCCCCGTCCAGCAGGGTCAATAGCCATCACTGACCCTTGGTACGGCAGGAAGTCACCTGACACTCCTAAAGGCATGTAGTAGTGATCCCCAGCTAATCCAACGCATGGTAGATCCCTGTAGGCATACTCTGGAGATCCAGCCCAGATGATCTTCTCTGGTGCTTGCTCAGTGTCCAACCGCATGACGATCAGGTTTGACAGCTTCAATGGATAACGATCTACGTCAGCCAAAGAGGTATCAAGCATAAATTGAAGGGCGTAGCCAGCTTCGCCATAACTGGCACGACGCTCAAGGAGATCAAACGTGTTGAATCTCTTTGGGTCTACTGGCTCCCCTTCTCCCAACTGCATTTTGTCAATGAAGGGCGATAGACGTTTGCCATACCCTGTTTTTTGCTTCTCAGTTGGAATCTGTGCAGGCCAGATGCGGACATCATATCCACGTTCTGGCAGTTGATTGTAAAGGCTTGCTTCTGTTTGTGGCGTTCCAAGGTAGACAATGGCCCCGTTGGGCTTCAGCACAGCGTCAAACTCCTTAACCTGTTCACTCATCTTGTCTCTGAGCATCTGACTGGCACTGTTGGACAGTGATTCGCAGTCATCGCTGATGATAAGGTCAGCACGAGAGCCTGTTATCTGTGAGTTGATGCCTTTGGAGGTCACTGAAGGGGCATGGGATGCAGGAGCAGGACCAACATCAAAGGCAATCTTTGAGTTTCTCTGGTTCTCGTGGGGCCTGAGGTGCTGTAGAAGTGGCATCTCGTCAATGAGACGTAATGTGAAGGTGCTGAAGTCATCAGATCGCTGTTTACTTGCTGAACAAATAAGCACCGTCTTTGATGGATCAAGGAGTAGCTGATGAATGACGAATGCTGAAGTGATCCAGCTCTTCCCAACACCTCTGAAGGCAAGAATGCACCGCCTCTTTGGGCCGTTCTGGAGGTAGTCAGCAATATCGTATTGACAGGGAGTAGGCTCTGGTAATCCCAGATGTTCCCAACAGAGATACAGGAAATTACGGAAGTCCTGAAGGCGTTGGTCAATCATCTGGGATTATCTCCAACAGGTTCAGGACTTCTTAGCCATTCCGCGACTAACGGAGTAACCAGCAGAAGCTAAAGCTGCCGCTGCAAGTCCCAGGGCTTTCATAACTGTTCCAGTGTCAGCGAAGACACCTGCCGACATCAGCAAACCACATAATGCCGCCGCCGCTGACAACCAAAATTCTGTAGACTTGATTCCTTTGCTGCTCATCTGTCATCTCCTTCAGGTGGTGGGGGTGGTATCAATAGCCAACCCGCCTTAATTAAAACGCGATTAGTAGACAGAAGGAACTCATCTGCCCCTTTCTCTACATATACCTTTGCCCTGACATCTTCGCCTAAGCGAACGACAGTGTAAGGGACTCCATCAACGTCAACCGTTGTTGGTATCAGTATCACTTCCGTTGTCCCGATGCTTCCGCAACCGCTCACGGACCCAATCGCGAGTCCGAGTAGAAGAACGAGTAGCCGTTTTAGCTGTCTTGTCTGCACGAAGAATCCCCCATATGAAATCCAAGATGGCTTTGACTATTCCACCCATTAGAACCAGTCCTCTTCTTCATTGTCCGCTTCATACTTGGCTCTGGCTGCTTCAGGGAGGCTGGCTACTGTCATTGACATAGTAGCTTCCTCAACCGTTGTTAGTCGTTCCTCTGCTTGAGCAACACGAGCCAGGGCTTCTGTCACGCTGCCCCTCTTGCGCTTGGGGATGTCATCGCAGTCTTCCCCGCTGAACCATCGGATGATCCGAGCTAAGATTCCTGATTCTGATTGAGACATCATCATCCCCCATTCACTTTGTCCATCAAGAACTGTATTCCTAATGTGGCCGCAGCAGCCATTAGGCCAGCATATGCTAAGACCTTGGTGCGGAAGTCCTTCAGGTCACTTAAGGCTTCGCTGATCTCTTTGAGGTCTAACCTAAGTACACCGAGCTGCTCCTTAATGAAGCGGATCTCAGCCTTAGTGGCCCCACGGAATTCCCCATCATCTTGCGGCATGTTATCTCACCCTGCGTCTGTTATTTCTTTTTCAGGATCGAATGGCAACACTGTAGCTAAGTTCATCAGCGGTTGGGATTGCCCTGTATTCGCATCAATTCCATTATCTTTAAGGAACTGACGAGCCACATTCAGGTCAGCAGAGGTTGCGTCCCCGCTTTGAATTCTCAGCAAAAGCTCTTGAGAGATTACGTCATGTAATTCTTTAAGTGTGTCTTCGCTCACGTTAATACCCGACCTGTGCTACGACAGTCAAGGTTCCAGCAGTACCAGACATAGCTTGGCAACTGAATCGCATCAGTGGGTAGATGGTAACATCAGCTAAAACGGCTGTTGTGGATACTGCGGTGGTAGCAGAAGTCCAAGCTGCGCTTGGGAGATCAATCCACTCTACGGATTCGCTTAAGCGGCCCTGCACACGGACATTGAAAGATTCAAGACCTTCTGCTGTGGTGATCTTGAGTTGCAGGGTTCCTTTAGCACCCCCTGGGGCTTCTGTGGTGATAGCGGAACCAAACCCTGCACTATCTAAGGAACCGTTTTGGAGTGTTTTTACGATCATGGGAGTCTCTTTCTAATTCTTAGAATTCTAAAACGAGGTATGAAATCTTCTTACCAGTAGGGGTATCTTCGTCCCAGTGAGTAATAGTGAACTGAGTTGCGCTGTTCACCTCATATGTAAGCTCTGCGGTCGTAGTGTGTGCGTATGTGCCAGTAAGTAACACTAAGTAGTCTGTAGAAGCAGCAGCATGGGCTATCGTGACAACGGTTGTTACATCAGCCGTTCTTACAACAGAAGTTGTGTTGAATGAGGAGGCAACAGTTCTTGAATCGTCAGCAAGAGTAATCATCCCAGCCGCGATGATCCCCTTGGTGAGCATCACCCCAGCATACCGAGACGCTGCAAGTGTGACAGCATCTGCAATATAGCCACCGTCTCCCACTGCTCCTGTATCGTTCTCACAGTTTCGGATTGTGATGGTGTTGCTGGGGTGTGGCGTTCCAGTTACCCCAATAAGTCCTGAATCACCACAGTCCTCATAGTAGAGGTTCTCAAATAGGATGTTCTTATTATCCCCATCCCCACCTTGAATAAGGATTGGCTCTGTATTCGTGACGCTGGCAGTATGGTTGCCGTTGAAGTGGCAATCTCTAACCGTGATGTTTCTCTGGTCGTAACCCCCAAAGAACCTAATCCCAGTGTTCGCACCTGCGGCTGACCTATAGAATGAGCAGCGTTCAATGAGGGTGTCATTCGCCTTGGTAAGAAGAATGCCTTCCCCACCAGTACCCGCAGCAACTGACTTGATCTCCTTAAATATGCACCCAGCAATCCGAATGTTGCGGCTATATGTGGTGGAGGTACTTTGACCAATTGAAATCCCACTGTAGTTTGCCATGAAGGAGCAGTTTGTGATGCTGATGCCATCAGACTCATTCCCAATGATGATGCCCCAACCTTGCCCCAGAGAGGGTGTCATCTCATAGAAATCACATGAGTCTATGGTAAGGCCGTTGCAGTCTCCATCTGTTGTGTCGATGCCAACAAGGAACCCAAAGAACGTGACATTAGATACACGCGCACCACGATAGCTTCTGAGTGTGTCCGCAGTAGCGGAAGAAGTTCCCATGAGCTTCAGGGCTGTTGCAGCATGGGCGTATTCTACCGCTGGGTCGTTATAGGGGGTGTTGATTAGAGACATATCCTCCAACTGAAGCCGACCACCCGCATCGGTAATCATAGCCGCATCGGATGAATCGTCAGCAAGGAACACCAGACGAGTTGCCCCGTCTCGAACAGGGATGCTGTTTGTCCCTGTAACGGCGTTCGGCTTACCTCCAGGCCCTGCTCCAAACATCCTCAAAGTGAATGGGTGTCCTGTCCCTGTGTCATCAGTCGCTGGAATGTCCAGCTCCGCTTCTACAATGTAATCGCCTGGTGGGAAGTAGACAGCAAAGGTGTTCTGCAAGACTGCATCTGTGATGGCAGCTTGGATAGCTGCGCGGTCATCTGTAGCTCCGTCTCCAACCGCCCCGTAGTCCTTCACATTCGTAATCTCACCATAACGGTCTGCAAGTGTACGAGCAGTTGTTCCGTTGGTCGATGTGATACTGCTTCCACTTGAAACGATGTCACGAGTCAACCCGATGTTCCTTACTGTGACAACTGCCCCATCAGCAGGAGCCACTGCGAAGGTGATTCTGTTCCCATCAGCACCAATCGTGTAATCAGTTGTGGGTCGCTTCATCACTCCAGCAATGTCAACAAAGAAGGACTTTGCTTCTGATGACTGAGCGTATGGTGTCAGCACGAATTCAGTTGTTGAGCCATTACCCGTAAGGGTGTAGATGTCTAAGGCAGTTGGGTTGTCGTATAGCTTGAGTGCATCTACATATTCTTTAGTTGTTGCATCAGACTTTTGGCCAGGAGTGCCAACACTTTTAATGACTAAGTTTTCAGCATTCCACTTATTGTCAGTGAGATCCCTGCTTATAGAATTTGTACTGCCCTGATCCTGGGCTTCCTGTGCCACATACAGGAGTCCAAGAGTTGCTTGATCCAGATCAGCAGCAGTAAGCACTGATCCATCAGAGAAGTCAGCAACGTCCGTCTGAAACCCACTCTTACCTGTTGGGGTTGTCCGTTGGATCAAAACCACGACAGCAGATGCTGGGGCTGATGCGAAGACAACCTTATTGGTAGATGTGTTTATTGTGAAGCCAGTTGTCTGTAGAACCCCATCAAAGTACACGGTCAAATGAGACGAAGATAGGTAATCGAAATCAATAGTGAAATCAGTTGTAGAACCAGTCCCCGTGTATCTGACATAACTATATGGTGCGCTGCTTGATGGCATGTTTAATCCTCAATTAGTCCGAGTAGATCCTCGTAATCTCGACCAGCCCTACGCCGTCCCTTAATCATTTTGTGAATGGTGTCACGGTGTCTGACTTCGGGAAACTCTCGGACCATCTGGTCGAAGGCTTTTGCTCTATACTTGTTCAATAAGGTTTGGATCAGTCGCGTTCTCGGGCTTCGATCCACTCCATCCACGGAGTCATATGGAAGCATCTGGTACTTCCGACTCTTCATTAGCTTGCGAAGGGCGCGTTTAAGAGTTGAACCCTTGATAACAACGCTTCCAGAAAGCTCCTGCCAACGGTCATAGGCCGTTTGACCTGAAGAGCTTTGGTAGTTCCGCAGCTCTACTCCGTTCTTCAGTGACCTTGGGGCGGTGAATCCGTGACCAATCTGGTCAAACTCAGCCATCAAGGTGTCATCATTCACGGTTGAATGAGAGAACGGGTTGATGAGATCCAAGGAACCATGCCCTTGATCTATGATGTGGTCCCCAAGCATGTTGCGGAGTGGTGGAACATCCTCACCAAGACCAGGAATACGAGCCTTCAGGCGGTTGATTAGCCCCTTCATGTCCTCCATGCCTCCATCATTGCCCATTCTGGCAATGTGTGCTGAGATATTAGGAATCATAAAGCCAGCTATCGTCCTGTTTGCCGTCTCTGATGCAGACTTATCTGGATCAAGGAGAAGACCCATAAGATCCCTAACTCCTCGGAGATAGGTTTTACTGGTGAGGTTCTTAGAGATTGCCATCATCACACCAACACTGAGGTCTTCAGCTTCGTTTCTTGTCTCTTCGTCACCGTGAGTCATTATCTCAACCAGATCAGCCGTCATGCCCAGGAAGGAGGAGAACGGGTCAAGGCGTTGGTAGGAAATGTACTCATCACCAATCACGACAGAGTTCGGTTGCCACCCTGTCTGCTCTTTGATTCTCCTGAGTCTGTGGTCTGCTGGGCCGTTGCCAGTGAGTCCACCGTTCATTGCAGCTATCGTAGCCGCACTGAACATCATCCCACCCATAGCCATACGACCAAGAGCATCAGCTTCCGCTTCCTTAGTTGCATCATCTAAGGCTTTGGATAGAAGCTCTCTGTCCTCTCGGAACATCCTCGCCATCTTCTGCCTTACAGGACTTTGACGCGCACCCACAATAGGGATGCGTTCAATGACATGCTGCATGATGTTTGTAGGAGTACGAACAAATGGGAGGACCAGCTTAATGGGTGGGTACTTCTGAGTAAGCATACTCAAAGTCATTCCCACTCCAGGCATAACGCCTCTCTCGAAACTAAGGGGGGTTGTGAATGTGGCTCCTCTTGCCGCTTCCAAAGCACGATTAGCTACTGTGCTATATTCTTCCATTTTATTGTATAGATGTTTTGCGACTTGCTCAGTCTGCTCCATCAGAGGGTATAGCTCTTGGGCTTCTCTCTTGAACGTCTCTTCGGAAATCCGTTTACCGTCAACGATGAGCATTTCCATCTCTTCAGCAACTTGTGCATCCATCTTATTGGTGGAGACTCCATCTCGCAAAGCCTTCTTATACAGCTCCGCTCTTACCACCGTCCGATAGTTGAGTTGTTTGAAGAACTCATCAGTCCATAGAAGGATTCGACCTGGAGTGTTTACATGCTCCGCTACTTGAGCTAACGCTCTAGCACCCGTCTCACCTACCGTCTTCTCCACTACTTTGCTTTCCCCAATCAATGAGGAAATCTCACCGTGGTAGCGGCCCCCAGTTGCCTTAGCGAGTTCGTCGGCCCGTGATCCAACATCCTCTAAGATGCC